TATTCTGTTGACCGTTCTGTCACATACATTAATCTTTTGTGCTGTTTCTGTAATAGTTTTTCCGCAAGAAAGCATTTTAAACACTTTCTCTTCCTCTTCCGTGAAATTGGCGTTCCGGAAGATTTCTTCAAGTTCTGGCTTAGTCAGTTTTGACAACTTCATAAGCCATTCTCCTTAACTAAATTTCAGTTTAGATGTTCATAACACCAGACTTCCATCCTGCTTTTTTAGCCTCTTCTGAAAGAATCTCATTTTCTTCAGCTATAGCCATTTTTCTTTGTTGTTTTTCTAAACAATATATTGATAAAATTTCATCCACCAACTCATTAATACTACATAGCATATCTCCGTCAACCTCTTCGGTTCGTTCTGCATCATTTAAAATATTTTTTATATCTTCTGCACATTCATGTATTTTTCTCATACAAATGCCTCCATAAATCTTAATATTTCAGTTTACAACATTACCAGTTCACCCTTGTTGATAAGCGTACTGGCAATACTTCTTGTTACATGTGTCATAATTTCAGCCTGTGAATGATTTTCTGTAGCATACTTTCTAATAGAATCCAAATCATAAGAAAAGCCTGCATCATCAAGGTACTGTCTGATAAACCGTTCATTATCTTCTGATGAAAGACGATGCAATTCATGCTTTTCTGTAAATCTACGCTTCACTGCAGTATCAACATCATCTATGAGGTTTGTTGCGGCAATGATTACATGGTCGTTAGTAACTGCATCTAACAGCTGTAACAAGCATGTTGTACTTCTGGAAACCTCTGCGCTCGCTCCTCCTCCACCATATTCCCTCTTTACTGCCAAGCTGTCGATTTCATCCAACATTACAACGCATTGATGCTGATTGATGAAATTAAACAGATTCGTAAGATTTTTTGCAGTTCCACCAAGATAACTATCAAGCATTCTTGAAAAATTCACATATAAATACGGCATTTCAAGTTTATATGCTACATACCTGGAAAAAGCCGTCTTCCCGACTCCGCTCTCGCCATAGAGCAATGTTGCATTCAGATACGGGATCTGTTTCTCCATAAGCTGTAAACTCACATCATTCATGTTCTTGATCAGTTCGAATAATTCCTTTTCTTCATTGGTCAGATAATATCTGCTTTCTAAGTATGTATTTGTCAGATCTTCCATCGTTGCAAAACTGGAAACATTTGCTGGTAGCTCCATAAGATTCATTCCACCAGATCGTAATAGACTTTGATATTTTGTGACTGCATAGTGATTCTTCTGAGTTGTATCTTCCGCACAACAGCAAAGAGCTGCATCTTTGGCTTTTTGTATATTGTTTTCAGCCACATATCGCACTAAGGCAAGTTGATTTCTTGTCATTCCCATTTCATATTTCCTCCACTAAATCCTAATATTTCAGTTTAACTGCCTAATATTATCCTCAATAAATCCTTTCAGAGTAGAAAAACCTTTATTTTCTTCAATTCCTTTTCTTTTCAACTCTGCCTTTATAGTATCCATTTCCTCTTTTACTGACTGATATGCCAGTAACATTCCTTTTTTCATTTCATCATTCATTTTTTCTACCTCCACTAAATCCTAAGTGCATTACCACAAAATCTACAATACTTTGCCAATATCACACACTTGGAACCGCCTGTATAATGGCTTTCCACATATTTTTGTACTACTGCTCCGCAATATTTACACGTTATTCTTGCCATAACAGCGTAGCTGTCATTTATTTCTTTCTGTTCATCGTGTGACCACATTTCTCGCTTAACTCCTTTGCTAAATCCTAATTTTCAGCTATTTTTTCAAAATCTTTTTGCGAAATAACTTCAAACATCACATAATCATTGGACATAATCATTGCCTGCAATATAACAACATGTCTTTTATTTACAATGTCATCAAACTTTCTACTTCCTCTTTGACAACACTGAAAATAGCTATCTTTACAGGTTTTTGATAATGTTCCGCTAACCGCATTTACATTTACTTTTTGTGTTGGACTATAAGTATCAAACATCTTTTTACCTACTTTCTAATACACTAAATCCTAATATTTCAGTTCAAATCATCAATGTTTTCTGCCAGATCCTTATAATAGTTGTCTTACCAAATTTGCATAGTATCTACCTATGCCACGCCCATTATCAAATTTCTGACATTTATGAAACTTAATCGGATTAGCTTTAATCAATTTAAGTACATCATCAGGAAAATTATTTTTATTGGCAATTTCTATCATTTTTTCGTTCGCAAATTTCTCTGTGCATGAACCAAAAGGACAACCAATAGAATTCACTCCCCATGATTTTTCTATAGTATTAATAATTTCTGTAATGTCTGACATTTTCACTCCCTCCATTCTCCCAAAGAAACTTCTAATTTAACTTATTTAAAACAACTCAAATAGTAACTCAAATTTTTAATTAATTTTTTCACTTTTTAACTCAAATTTTGAGTTATTGAGCGGGAACTCAAATTTTTAGTTCCTGATTTCACTTTCTTGCTCAATATTTAAGTTTTTGAACATTGCACACATCACATCAACCACGATGCTGTTACCAAACTGCTTGTAAAGCTGTGTGTTGCTGTTGACTGCTGCCATCTTGGAGATATCTTCATCAGATACTCCCATCAGACGTCCGCATTCTCTCGGTGTCAGCTTTCGGATACGGTATTTTGTGGCAATGTGGCTATTTGCATACCCATGTGTGCCAGCTACAAGATTAGATGATATGCCATTATCAGAGATTACCGTACCGCGCTGCGAACCATCGTTAGAAATCTGACCGACTTTTTCAATACGTACAATCTCTTGATTTTGTGCGGTTAGTGTGGGACACGTATTCCCATTATCTTGCACTCTCCCTCTTCTTGTTTGACTTTCCGGGTAACTTGCATCGAAACATCCACCAACTTCACATTCGATAGAACCGCTTTTTGTAGCCTGTTTAATCAACACCATATTATCTTTCTGCACCGTAGTAAGTGAGTTGCACATTCCTTGTGCATTCGGCTCTAATCTCTGTTCTGTCGGACTTCCAGCTGTTCTGTCTGAAGGATTATCGGGATTTCTGCCACGCATGGCAACTATCTGACTTTCAAGAATTTTTGGCTCTTGATTACCACCTTGCATTGTACTCAATGTTAGACTGCACCCCCACACATCATAAATTCTGTTGGTACTCTCAAATTTTGCTTCAAGAGAACCCAAAACATTTACATCTGCCATAACTACTCCTAAATCATGCTGTTCAGCTTTT